TTGCTTGAAAGTTTTTCATTGATACGATCTACTATATTTTGTTGTAACTCTGTAGTGAACAATTCTGTCACTGTGGGGTTGATCTTTTTAGTAATATTAAACACATTGGTAGGATCTTGATCTTCTGTTGTGAGATTAAACGGTGTACCAGTAAACTGTTCCATCATCTTGCCAAAGTTTTTGGCCAGCTCATCATCACACCGTAACCAAGTGATCTTAGAATGATCGATACCTTTAATAAAATCACATTGTGGTTGAGTGTGACTGTCGAACATTACAGTATCGAATATCATATCCCAATCAACATTGTTTATATGCAATGGATGTTCTGGATCCCATCCTTGCAGATACTGTGCTAGTCCAGTCACCCACCGATTGATAGGATCTCTAAGTATCACAGCATACTGGGCATTCTGTAAATGTTCTGACCATGTTGAAACGTTGATATTGTATTGTGTTGGAATATCTTCGTAAAATTTTTGTGTACGGTAGTTAAACAAATATCCCGGTGTATGATGCTTGGTCCAGCTGCTGGCATTTTTAGGAATGTGAACGTAAATCAAACATCTTGATGGATTATCTTTGACAATGCAATAGCTTTGTCCATTCCCAGCTTGGTTAGGTCCTGCCGGATCACCATCATCAACAAATTTAGGTCCTGTTGGTTTTTTAAACATATCACTTGCTTTGTGCTGGTAAGATATAATTGTAAACAGCAATGCCACTATCCACCGTGATCTTGGCAGCACCATCATCACTGATACGAACGGTCTTGTCCCCAGTCAATGACAGGATACTCATGACTTGTTGAGCAGGCCACGACCAAGCACGTTTCAATTGACCATTTACACCTGGGTGGAACACAAAGTTACCAGCATGTGTGCTATGATCACCAAAGAAAAACTTCAAGTCTCCGTTTTCAGTCTTGGCCTGGAAATGTGGTTCTTCAGCATTGGCCTGTGCTTGCATACGCAGGCGTTGGATGGCAGCCACAGTGGGTTCAAATTCAATGTGCCAGTTTACACCTTTGAACTTGGGCGTCTTGAGTTTTTCAGTCACAATGGCTTCGGCCATGAAACGATAGTTGTTTTGAAAATCGCCTGCGGCATTTTCAAACTTGATGCCATCTGGCTCGCCGCCTGCTCGGCGACTCAAGCTGAGTTTGGCGTTTTCTTTGTACTCCTGCAAGTTCAACAGAATTTTGATCTTGGCCAAGTTTGGCATGCCAAATGTGCCCACAAAGTCTGGATGTGGATTTTTGAATTCACCTTCCACAACCACGCTCATGTCTTCAGCAAGGCCTACAATTTGTGTGGCTTTGTCATCGCCTACAATCTTGATCAAATCAATGCAGCCAAGATCGTGTGTGTGTTGTACTAAGTCTAATAGATAATCTCTCATTTTGTATACTCCTAATGTTTAAGTTTAACAGGTTTATTTAGAATTTGCAACTATTCTGGCTAATGTTTGTCCGCCTCTAAGCGAATCTATTTCTCCAGGTTTTTGGAACTCAAACCATGCAACGTCAGCAGGGCCATTGTGACGATGCATGAGCTCAAATCCCAATGTTTCAGCATGTTCTTGAATCAACGATCCTGGAGTGTAGCACATGTAACTGCGCTCGGCCAATGCAACTCCGTGAGCACGATCACAGTCGTTGTAGGTAAAAAACACCACTCCGCCAGGCCGAAGTTTTTTCCACAGCTCATCCAAGTACTGACATATCAATTCCAATGGTTTGTAATTGAAGTAATTGTAAGCAAAGCAATATCCAAACTGAGCATCTGGCAACAGTGCAAGTATTGGTTTGCCTAGAATCTCTTCAGCTGTGTATAATCTCAGTCTACGTCGATATTCTTCAGTAAATCCTTGACAGGCAGGTTCTAGCAATTCAAGATTGTTGTCAATCATGTACAACGGGTCCAATGGTACCAATTGCTCCACGTGTTGTTCCAGTGCTGGTCTGAAAATCAATCCAGGCACACGCCAATCTGTGTAGCGTAAAATTCTACCTTGTAGTAGTTCAGCACTTTCGGGATCGCAACGTAGCCTACGATTAAGAATGTGTTCGGTAGTGTGGATGCTGTGCAGTCATAGCGTCAATCACGTGACTGCGTATAGCGTCAATGGTATGATTGAATTGCTGGAAACTTTCATTAATTTTGTTACCATTGGCAATGATGCCTTGTGTAAATTTGTTAAATTGCACATTGTGGTTGGCAATTTTGTGTATCACAGCATCAAGTCTGTGACGGGCTTCTTGATGAATTTGAGCTAACTCAAATTCATCAATGTGGTTCAAGTAATCAACAAGTTCGCTCAGTTTCATTCGAATGAAAATAGTGATGTAAAAGTATTTTCTGTGTTGGTAGCAGACGCAAGGTCCCATTCCAACACACCCAGCAAGTTGTCGACCTTTTGATCCACAACAGTTGCTTCCATTAGCCCATCGTCAAACGGCAGTTCAGTAAACCATGCAGGCAATCTTTGCTCATCTGTAGGATAGCCAATTGATGTCCATCCAAGTGCATTTGATTTGAGTTTGCACACAATGGTTTTCATACCATCCACAACCTGCATTGAGTAGTTGTCTGAATTCATTCTACGCATTTGATTCCAATTCATTGCGGCACGAACGTGTCCTGGCATGTTTGCTTTGCCCAGGCGTGCTTCCTCTGCCGCATATTTGGTCAAGTTGTTCACACGCTTAGGCGATCCTTTTTCCCAGCCTGGACGCTCTTTAAACTCATACTTGAATTCTCTAATGCGTTCAATGATCTCATCTCGTTGTGTACCTGCCAGTACTTTATTTAGAATTTCTAACAGGAAGTCTTGAATTACTTTGGGGGTATCTGAACGCTTGAGATCCAAGCCCATGGCCTTGGTCTTGCCAATCTTGCCGTCTACATCCAGTCGCTTGCCTTCCAAGTCAATGATGTTCACAGCATAACGCTTCTTGGTAATGAACAAACTGCGGTCAGCAACCAGTTCACGACCTGCTTTGATCAACGCACCCATGTCTCGGGGACAATGGAACGCCTGTTCCATAAACGCTGGAAAGCTCTCATTCACTTGATCAGCAATTGAGTCGTACAGTTGGATGCAGATTTCTTTTGACCATTCCATCCGTCCTTCTGCAACTTCTTTTTCCAGTATGGGCCACGCAGAAAAATAGCATGAGTCTGTATCACCATAGATGATGGCCTTGCCTGTGTGATCATATTCGCCTGTGATGCACTCATTGATGTGAGCATCCATGTGCTTGGCAATACTTCGACCTGCCAGTGTGGTTGACTGCCCAATACGCTTGTCAAAGAATCTACAGCCTGGATTCAAAATAGCACCATACAAGCTATTCAAGTTAATCTTCTTGACCAATTGACGTTTGTCCCAGAACGCAATCTCTTTGGGATCCTTGGTCTGCTTCTTCTTGGCTTGCAGTTCTTGTCGTTCACGATACCAGCGTTCCAGCAGGCCAGGGATGATACCTTTCTTCTCGTAAGTGAGAATGGTACCATTGGCAGTAAGGATCCAAGGTTGATTTGAGTCAAAGATCATGTGCCAGATTTCCATAGCAGAGTGTACTGACTCTTCGCCACCTTCCCAGTCAATGGTAATTTCTGTACCACGTTGCTGTTCCATCACAGCAGTATACTCTAAACTGGCAAACAAGCCTTCCCATGCAGCCGCAAAACTTTGTCCCTTGGCCATGTTGGATTTGATCAACTGATCAGTCATGGTTTGCCGCAATTGGCCCACCACAGTTTCTGGACCCATGTTCATGGCACGAATTGCAGATGGATATAGACTGTTGATGTCCACTGACCCAATCCACATGTGCAGGCCCTTTTTAGGATATGCCACATAAGCACCTGCGGCCTGGGTGTCATCATCTGTAAGGCGTTGCTTACGATTGGGCACAACCATTCCACGCTCGTGTGCTTCATTGATAATGGCCTGTTCAGTCACTGCCACAGCACCCATTGTGGTTTGTAGCAACACAGTATTGGCATGTGCTAGTTCATTGGCCAGATCCAAGAAACGTAATTTCTTATCTAACTTGGCAATGATCATGGTGTCTTGGCGGTTGTACTCAATAAACTTTTTGAAGTGCTGGTTGTACAACTGATCCAGTGTGCCTTCAAATTGTGTTTTGCGTTCACCCAGCTCGTACTCGCCGATAGCATCCAAACTATATGAGTGGCGTTCCTCGTATGTGTACTTGCGATACAACTGCATGTAGTCCATATGCACACGACCGACTAAGTCGTAAGTTTGATTCTCTGCGCCAAAGCGTTCAAACATTCTTTGCTTGGGAAACTGTCCCCACAAACAAAAGCGTCGTGTGTCATCCTTGCTGAGTATTCTTGTGGTACGATTTACTGTGTAAGGAATGTCATAGCCTTCTGAGTTCCAACCTGTAAGTACATCCGCACCTTCAATCACATCCAAGAACATTTTGATCATGTCTTCTTCACGCTCAAACAAGATGGTATTTTCAAACTCGGCCACCAGCTCTTGTGCAGTATCCCAGCTTAGATGTTTAGGCGGCACCGCCAGTGTGATCATCTGATCCAGCCAATCTAAATATACAGATATAGCAGTGATAGGATTGAAGGGATCTGCCACAGGCGAGAATCCACGCTCTGCATCAAACGCAACTTCGATGTCAAAAAATGCTGTGTGCAGTTCTGGAGCATCTTGGTCTTTGTAGTTCTCTTCCAAACATCTAAAGATAGGATTGATGTCTGATTCATACAACTGCTTGCCCGACTGGCTGCGAACTTCCTTGCGAAATTCTTTGTTGTTGCGCGATGAGAATCTATTTACAGGTGTGCCGTAGATGCTTTGAAACTTGCCTCTAGGATCGTCATAATAGAAAATGTAGTTGGCAGGATATTCCTTGTAGACTCGTTCGCCATCGCGGCGTTCTACTACATGTATGCGATCGTGTTCACGATCAAAAAGTGCGTCGATATAACTCATTGTTCTCCGTTTGTGGCCGGTAAGCCATGATTCATGCTCGTAACGAGAGCGACTCGCAGATATTTATATTAGACAGTGTGTTGACAGGAAATCTTATCATGCTCGACTCAAGTCGTTTGTGATACAGTGTATACCAGCGTCCCAAAAATAACGATGCCTAAACGGCGACACATGAACTTCAATACCGTGTCTAGCACAGGCTTTTTCAACTTGATCATTGTGGCTGGATACCACAATGTTCTTTTGATCTATCACAAGTATGTTGACATCAAACACAGTTTCACTAGCATTGCCTACCCAAGACTCAAAGTAATGTTCAACCATGTGTACAAGATTAGGATCTGATTCAAAGCCCGGAATGTTCCAGCGGCCTCGATTGTGCTTCATGCTGGCTCGAAATTCCGCAGTGTCTGCATAATCACTTGGTGGCAAGTACACCACTTCCCATCCAGGAAAAGTGTCTGCGTAAGTTGGCACATCTCGTAGGCTAATGATCAATCCAGGAGTAACTGGGCAATAGGTAGCATCTCCGTGACCGCCAGCATTCACAATGCGATTGCGTGTGCGCGGGAACAGTTGATTGACTTTGGCCAACAGTTGTGTTTGATCTTCATCATAACTTTGAGTGGCAAAATACAAGTCTTGACCAATGCGACTCACAAAGCATCCTGACACTACATCAAGATCTGTATGTCGTACTGTGTTGCCTTGTGACAACACATGCTCAACGACGTTTTGATAACAACTCAATTTAGCACGATGTTGTGCAAGATCTTGCTGTTGAAATTCTGGCCAGGTCAGATCAGTTTGATTGGCGTATGCTCTTTGAGCATGTGAGCTGTTTGGCTGTTGCGGAACCCACAGTTCATCATGAATCATGATGAAATAATCTCTTGGAGTTACAGGCGGTGGCACCCAATGATCATGAATTTTCAAAGCACTGAGATCCTCAGGCAGTTGAGGCCGCAACACACGGATTCCGAACCGGCTTTGCAATAGTGCAATAAGGGCTTGATAATCTTGTTCAGTTTCTTCTGCCAACGTTTGGAAACGTTGGCGTGTGTTGCGATCTTGGATCCAATAGTAATAATCCGGCGGGTACGTCATACCGACCACGCATACCTGTAATGGATCCCAGTGTTGAAAAACTTGATAGCTCAAAGAGTTTTACCAACTGTTTCTAAAATAGTTTCCAGGGTTTCGTGATCCTGTTTGGCTTTGCCAAATTCAGCTTTGTGTGCCAGCTTGATTGCTTTTTTAAGTACAGCAGGCTTGATTTCCAGTTCTTCAGCCACAGCCTTGATGGTGTCAGTAAGTCCGCCGTTGAGAGTTTCAATTTCGTGCATGACTTGCATGCCTTCGTTGATGATCTGAGTGAGTTTGAGTTTTTGCTCGCCGTTAAATGTTTTGCCGCTCATAGAGCCTCCTAAAACAATAGTATATAGATTTATTTAAAGAAAGTCAATGTATGGTTGCTCGTTTTGGATCATTGGGTAGCGAATCCAATGACCCGGGCAGAAGCCGCCCACTCGGTCCTAAGGCCAGAGTTCTTATGTACGACGGATTTGTTTGATTAGGTGGCGGCTTGGATCAAAGTTTTTGCTCCAAGTCAAAGTTTCTGCAACAATCTTCTCTCTTAGTTTTTTCTTTTTAGTCTTTGTGGGCAGAGTTTTTGTTTGCTTTGTAGGCAGTTTGACCTTGCGACCTGTGTATCCAGGAACCTTGCCGGCTGCTCCTGAGCCAGAGGCGT